CAAGAAGCTGATCCTACGTGTGCACGCTCGCGCATTGTGTCTGCGGCATGCTTGTAAAACGCTTCTGGGTTGTTATGGTTCATTCGCATTGGCGATGGAGCGGTGTCCTCGTACGCGCCTTTGGCAAAATCGTTAGGAACGTCTGTGTCTGTGGCTACGCCTTCTTCAAAACGAAGAGGTCCTTTGTTGCCTGGGATGCTTGGAGCATATTCGCTCTCAAACATAATTTCGTCACGGTCCCTTTCAGGGAACATAGGCGCTGGTGATACTGTCATGTGTCACTCCTTAGAGTTAATCGGATACTAAAGAATACCATTAATTAAAGAACGGGTTTTCTCCAACTTGGATTGTGGGCATTGTATCATGCAGGGTTGTAGAGCAGGCTAAAGCCAAGGAATCTGGGTAGTCGTCAAAAGCGCCTTTTTCGTCAGGAGCTTCTGCCAACATGTATGGACCTTTATATACCTTTTCTAGATCGTTCATTTGTTGATTAAATCTTTTCCACATTCTTGTGCGTCTGGCTTTGGAATGACCTGGAATAATAAGTTGTTCCCGTTGGATTAATTCGGTCAAGTGAACCCATCGTTCATTTTGGCTTTTTGAGTCAGATGAGGTTGCAGTTACTTCTATGTTAGGTAACAGGATTTGTAGACGTTCAGCAACAGCACCGCCAACGCCCTGAGCGTCTACGGCAACTTTACAAACTTCGTAATTGCGTAAAAAATCAACAATTTCAAAATACTGGCTTTCCCACTCTTGATTGTTTATTTCTAACCAATTTAAAATTCTGTGTTCATAAAAACCAAAGGGATCTGGATGATCCCAATCTACCCAAACAACAGTTACCACTGTGGAGTCGTTGGAACGAGCAACATCTATACCAGCAACAACAGGTGTTCTCCACCATTGCTTGACCAGTGGCATAGACGCTTCGTACAGCCTACCCATGCGCTCTTCAGTAACAAACATACCCTTTTCAAGCATCCAACGGTTGCAATAAGACATTTGAAATTCGTCAGAATCTTCACCAATCCTAAGTTTTTCTTTAGAAATAAACTTCAGATAGTTTTGGTTGTACTTAGAAGCAACTCTCCAATCGTACTCAAAATGACAAGTTCGCATGCTTTTTTTACTACTTGTCATTCGCCTTTTGTTGTATTGAATCATTTTATAAAAATAAGATTTAGTCCGAGAAGCCGTACCTGTTAGCATGATGCTTCCGTTGTTGAACGCCAACATTGGTTTAATAGATTTGGCAATTACATATTCATCAGCTTCTTGAGCCTCATCAATTAACACAAAATGATAGGTCTTAGATTCAATTTTTGCTTTAGGGTTACACGTCTGCATACGGCATAGCGAGCCAGCGTTCTTTAACGCTAAGACTTTACCTTTTCCGCGTGTGCCACCAGCCTTTGTGCTGTCGTCAATCTCTGGGTCTAACAAGAAAGTAAGAGCATGGTCTGATGTTAAACGATTAACTATGCGACTAAACACCGTGTCTGCTTGGTCTTCAACAGGAGCAAACACTCCGCACCAAAACCCTTTACTAAACTTAGATAACCACGTGGGATAGACCGCAGACAGTTTTGGAAGGATGACCATCATGGATGCAAGCACGTTAGATATGACTTCTGATTTACCGCTTTGACGAGTTGCCACAAGCGTTATTTCTTCGCCGTCTCCCAAAACAATGGATTCAATTACCCGATAAGCAATAGGTATTTGATAAGGAAAAAACTCAATGTCACAAAACTGTTCTGTAAACAAAACCAATTTTGTAACGAGTTGTTCTACAAATTCAGCCGAAGTTTCGTCTAGTTCCTCAACGAGGTCTTCTGGTAGTTGTTCGTCAGTTAGTGCTTCAATCATCTCAACAAGGATACACTACGTTAATACAATGTTAATTGGTCTGGATGTGGGGCTGTTGGGCGAATCATACCTTTGTGATAATCATGTAATTCCTCAACGCATATTACAAAATTGTAGATGTCGTCAACGTCAACAACCAACTGGTTATCCCATCGGCTAATGATGTTGTTTTTTGGAAATGAACCAATATCATTTGCAAGTTTTCGTAGCAAGATTACTACTTTGTCCATTTTATCTTTTTGTAAAGCCTTATCTTTGTCTATCATTTTTCCTCTTTTCTAATTCTGACCATACCACAGCAAGAGCTTCTAGGCAAGAAGCAACCTCTGATGACGGAGCGTCTTTGTACCGCCAACTATCAAAAGAAGCACCCAAAGACATAATTGAATTATCCATCCAAGTGTACAAAGACGCAGTGTCCAATCTTTCTGCGCGAACTTGTGCACGGGTTCTTTCTTTTTCTTCAGTCAACAATTTGTTTGTCTTAAACAATCTCAACGCCAATCTCCAATCTCAGTAGTAGTCGTTGCCATCATCCTACCTTCAAGAACACCCAGTGTGCCTTCTTCTTCGTTTTCAAATTGTCGTTTTTTGCAGACACCAAGTTGTGTGATGTAACGCCCTGTTTTTAACTGAATCCCTTTACCGACTCGCCAGTAACCACCAATTTCACGAACCCAACCAACGGCTATTCGTGGGGTATTTTTGGTTGCAGTATCCCGAACTATCCAATAGACAAACCAAAATCCGTGAACCGTGTTAATAGACATAAGTTGCAGTCTAACCGTATTTTTAAAGTAAGGTCAATCCTGTTGGACAATATTAAGACCAGACATGTAGCTATCTTGCTCAAGTTCTGGGTTGGCTGTTCTAGGTTTGTCAAACATTGGCGGAACGTTTCCGTAATCACCTGCTTGAATTTCTGCGCCAAAAGGTGTGGCGGATGGATTGCGAAATTTAGAATCGTCTTTTGTGTACCCACCAGATAGTCCAGACGTGTTGATAGTTTTCCCTTTAGATAAAGCGGTCATAAACCGTTTTGCAACAAACGCTGGAATGTTATTGTAAACGTAGTAAGGTGTGCCACTGCTTCTTTTTGCTTGCCCTCTCCAAGTTACATAAATGTCACCACTTAACGTTTGTTTATTAAAAAAATATTGAGCAGTTAAAATTCTTGTGCTACTTGTGCCGTTAGTATTTGCCCCTAAATTGCTAAGGTCGTGACCGTTGTCTGGTGTTTGGTCTGTTGCTGCCCACTGTTCAAAGCGTTCTTTTTCACCTTGAATTACATCCTTAGTTTCTTGAGTTGATTTGGCAAAAGCTTCTTGAGCATCTCTGTACGTTGTGGTAGGCATGATGCTTTCTTTAACGCGAGCACGTGCCTCTGGTGATAATCCTCTTGGTGGTCTAGCCATGTGTCATATTATAGATCAAACGTTATTCGTCGTCTTTGGACAATAATGCGTTACCCAAAGATAAAACTATGGCTACAACGCTAATCCAAATGCCCGTTGTACGAGTACTCCCCGACAAAGTAATGAGCACCAACCCCGTGCCAGCCAAGGTCCAAGTTAACCCCATTAGTTCTTTTTTAAGATTTTTCATAAAACTCCATATACGCTCGTTTGGATAAAGACCGCTGCCTGATAGCCCACGTGGTGTTTTGCCGCCTGTAATAGCCTCCTAGAGGCCTCTAATGCGACGCTAGTTGTTTACCCTTACCCAACTCGCACGCGAATTGGCACACTTAATAATACAGCACCAAAGCCCACGATGACACGACGAGTTCCCACAGGCACAGAGGACCCCATTGGTACATACACATCAAATACACCTTCAAAAACATTTATTTCTTTTTCAAACGCTTTTTTTACTTCTTTAGGTGCTTCTTGAACTGCTTTTGAAATTGCTAACCCATCCTCTGGCGACACCGCAGACGCAACCACGGCATCAAACACTTCCGTTGCTTGTTCGCCGTCAATGCTTTCCAACACTTTCTCACTTGTTGCGAGTTCTGTTGCTTGCTCTGCATCAACTCCGCCTTCCTGTTCAATGATTAATGTGACTACTTCAGCGACCTGTTCTTTGGAGATAACTTCTGATTCAAGGACATTAACGATTGCTTCAAACTTTTCTGCGTCAAGTTTGGTTTCCAAAACAGCCGTAAATGTTTCAATCAAAACTTTGTCAGTTACTACTTCGTCAAAGATGGCGTCAATGACAGTTCCAAATTCCTCTGCATCAAGTTCGCCCTTAAGTACATCTTGAACCAATTCAATTGTTTCTTTGTCTGAAAGGTCTTCGTCAAACACAGCATCAAAAACTGCTGTTAATTCTTCTTTAGACAAGTCTGCTTCTAAAAGGTCATCTACAACTGCGCTCATTTGTTCAGTGGACGCATCTTCGCTAAAGACAGCTTCCATAACCGATTTAAGTTCTTCCTTGTCTAGGTCTTTAGACAGTAACGAAACAACAACTTCTGTGACCTGCTCTGTGTTTGAAATATCTTCAAACACTTTGTCAAGTACGGCGTCAAATTGTTTATCCGACAGTTCTTCATCAAGGAATGACCCAAGAACTTCTGCAATGTCTTCGG